ATATCCCATGCAGCAAGCGCCACAGTATGCGCAATACGCCTACCCTGGAGTAAACATGGGGCCTGCTCCAGCAGTTTATGCAAATCCAGCCCTACAGCCCCCCGCCCAAATGTTTACATCGGGTGTGCCTGGAGCCCCTCCCACGATCACCGTCCCAACAGACATATCTACGATGGCGAACTATGCTCTCCCCCAAGGCCCGAGGCCAAAGAAGGCATTCACTCTCAAGAAACGGACTGGCCCCGTCTCCTTCGGAGGAGAAGGCGGCGGGGAAGAACGAGTGGACACCCAGGGGGGCGGGGCAAATATCACCGTCACGGTGAATAAGTTAGGCTAACAAGCGCCTAAAATTGACTCTCGATGAATTAGAAGTAGGCACATAGATGGCACAATATGTCGAGAAAGTGTTCCGTTCGCGTCAGATACTCCTAGATATCTTACACGAACGCGGTTACGACACGACCGGTCACAGCAAATACGGTCCCGAGGAAATCCGCGAAGCCCTCGCCGCAACACCCACCGGCAAGGCACTTGAGTTCACCGTGAATGCCCGTGAGGGTATGGTCACCCCGACGCCCACAGTCCGTGTATACATCTTCCTGCAGCGCATCAAACAAAAGTTGCCCGGGTTCATCGCCTCTCTAGATACCCCCGTGGGGTCCGCGGTGGATGGAAGTTCCCGACAGGTCGACAAACTCGGCTCCCCGGTGGACCCGGCACAGACATCCGTTATCTGTTTGATAAATGAACCCGTGGTCCCCGTCTTCAATGCGGCCTCGGTGGTGGCCTGGACGAAACGCAATCTCCGGCTGAGTTTCTTCTACATTGACAGTTTCCAGATGAATCCGCTGAAACACTATCTTGTGCCGCCGCACGAGATAGTGCCAAAGGAGCAACACGAGGGTCTGATGAAAACCATGTATATCACCAGCAAGTCACAGTTCCCTCTTATCCGTTATCACGAGGATCCGATAACACGTGTGATTGGTGCCATACCCGGGGACATCTTGAAAATCACGCGGCCGAGCCCTTCTGCCGGAGAATATGTTGTGTATCGCGCATGCGTCGTGTGATGCATATTTGCGATAGTATAGAATATTCGTCTAGGTTAGAGTATTTTTACAATGCCAAATGCACAATACAAACAGGACTTTCTTGCTATCAAATACGACTATGATACACAGTGTTCGATGGATGAAGCGACTCTTACACGCTATATTTCAAGCGTCGACACCAAATTGAATACTGCGCATAGGGCCGTTACTGCGATAAAGCCACTCGATCTAAGCGGGGTTTCACGGGAATTCGAACCTATAAGCAACTATTACGCGAACCTTCTAGCCATAAAGACAAGACTCAATAATTTTCTTGAGAAAGCATCCGATGACGTTGTCGACCTCAGAGAGACAATGGAAAACAAGGAGCGCTATGAAAACCGGGCATATCCGCAGTATTCCGTAAAGCCGCGGGAATTAGTATATGGGCTCTTTTCGGAATTGAGACCGTCATCTGTGCCTATTGTCTTGGCTGCAGGTGTCTTCATGGCGTCTATTTCTATACTCATAGTCTTCCAGATGTTCGGATTCACGGGGCAAATAAACGTCCCCCCGGCTATATCCGGCCTGACCGCGAGTTCCGTAATTGGTCAGACACCTGGGCCCTGGTATTCTAACCCGGTTATCATGAGTGGTGTCTCTATATTATTGGGAGTAGTCATTATTGTATTAGTAGTCATGTATTACAAGGCGAAAGAGAATAATAAGCGGTAGTAGAATAGATGAGTTGTCCTAATTCGGGTGGAACATTCTCAATAAATTCGGATGCCAGCGACTACTATTTGAAAGCATATACGGCAACACCTTCGGTTTTACCTGCGTCTGGAACAGTAATTATAAATAGCGATGGTTCTGTAAATTCGGCGATTTTGAATACGCATGTTACACAAGTTATGAATTCAAGGGCTAAGCCGCCGACGGTGATAAATCCCGACGACACGGGTGATAAGGCCAAGGTATTCGCAGATCAAGCCACAGCCCTAAGAGCGTCGATGAATGATGAATATTGCTATTACTATTCTCGGTATCTCTGGGCCATGCGGCGTATGTTATCAGATGCTAGTCGAAATGGCTTAGTTGACATGCAACTAAAGACAGGTGTAATTGATTTGAATAAGAAATTGAATATTATTTTGCTTATTATGAAATCAATTGTAAACTCACGTATGAATACTCTTGGAGGATACTATGGCGGTGCTGATCAAAGTATAAATGCCTTGAACACACAGTTGGATACTGCACGCCAGAGCCTTAAAAATCACTCTGTAAAACTCGAAGACAACGCTATGGAGGAGGATGTTCGGAGGTCTATGGTGGAATATTCTGTAGAGAAGAATGAATCGACAAAGGTTCTATTGACAGTATACGGGTTTTTGAATCTTTTGGCTGCAGGTATGCTGTATTATATTTATACTGCCACCAAATAATTGTTTATATATTGTAGATGCCTACTGACGTTAACGGGGCCATTGTTACTGCTCAAGAAGCGGCAGATTTGGAAATGGAAAAATTTTTGAATTCGATGACTCCCGCTGAAAGACAAGCATATGCTGCGACTAATACTGAATCTGCTATAGAGCGCATTCAGGCCGTAAAAAATGACCGTTTCAGGTATGTTTCAGAAGATTTGCAAGGAGCAGATAATAATATATTGTCTACGGCCTTTTATTTAACGAGAACCAAGGACTTGAAGAATCTGACTAATAATATTGATGATGTTGCCATAAAACAACTCACAACCGCCGATATAAATTCTGGAGTCGCATTACGCCAGAATGAGATTAATGAATGGTCGAATAGTGATAAATTGGACACTCTTTTCTTTCTTCAGGTGCTTTTCATATCATTGACCTTCGTGGCCTCTCTGTATTTCTTTAAATCGAAGGGCCTAGTAACGCACACCATCCTTAGCACACTCGTCATGTTGACGGCTCTTATTGCAGTTATAGCCTTGATAACCCGGGCTCGTTATACGAAGGTGAGACGTGATAACCGTTATTGGAGCAAGGTAAGACATCCCCGAGAGAACCGTGTCCAAGTTTCTAATGAGAAGTGTCCTGGTGAAGATGGCATTGAGATGCCTCAGCATAGGTCCGAGCCAATAAAAAAGCGTGTGTGCACTACTGTGACTGTGGACCCCACTTCCGAAGAGGCGACAGCAGCGGCTTGGAGTTCATATTTTTAATTGAATAATAGGATAGAAATGAGCGGTGCGCTATTTGGAGATGCTTTAAAGTCGTCAAATCCGTCGATACAGTCGTCAACTAGAAACCCGAGTAGTTCGGGGGCAGCAAAGCCGTCTGGCTCAGGTTCGGGGTCTTGTCCTGCTACAACCACAGGCAGATCTCAAGGTAGAACTGTAAGTGCAAGTCAAGATAGAGATGTGCCCATTAGCCCAACAACACCCTTTCTCAAAGATGTCATCTTGAATGAAAAAAAGAACGTAGAAAGCCTGATGAAACTGGCCGCCAAAATTGGCCCTGCTGCACAGACCGTAGTTGAAGAGGAAAATGCCTATGACGCAGCCTTTGAAGCGAAGTCACCTGAGCCCATCCCCACATATAATGGAACTCTACAGGGATTCACATTCATCCTCTTCTTTTTCTCATATCTGGCTCTCTCCATTGTTGTGACGACCTATGTAAATCTGACATCCGGGAGTGCCATGACCGCCGGGGGAACCTTCGTCGGATCCATGGTCCTAGGGGCAGTCTTATTTGCCCTTCTCAAGTGGTTTGCCTAGTCATCCGCTGCTCCTCATCATATGTCTCCGTGTCTTCTTCCGTGTTAAACACGAAGACGCCACTGTAGAACTTTCCCTCCTTCGGCTTCCCGAACTCGTCCTCGAGACGGCGATTGAGTTCGGCCTGCGTCAGTTTCTTCCCCGCACCGCCAACCGCCTCATACCAGTAGCGATATGCTCGCCAGACGTCATTTATCGTCGTCTTCTCATCGCTGTCACGGTTCACACGCATACGGCCGAAGCGGAACTTGGCATAGGAGTCGAACGCCTCGCGATATTTCAGACTCTCGTTCATGACAACCTCCGGGGCGGGCTCCAGTGTGCCATTATCAGATACAGAGTATTGGGTTACGTAGATGTGGACGAGGAGCGCAAAGAATGACTCGCGCCACTTCTTCAGCCTCACATTCATGTTCATGTCCTTCAGGAAGACATTGGGTTGGCCGAGTTCCTTGTCGCCCGGGTTAACGAATTTGCTCTCGAAAGGGATGAGACGCACACGACGCCAGGTGCCGCGGTCCATCGAGTTGATGGCTGGCAGATCATTGCACATCATGAAGAGTTTGCCGCTAATCTTGAAGCGCTCCTGGTCTGCATAGAGGCCACGTGCCTCCACCGCGTCCTCACCGCTGAACTGCTTCATACGACTGGTGTTGAGCGGCTCCCGGTCGTCGGGCTCCTGCATATATATGAACCGCTTGTTCTTGATACTCATGATATCAGGATTGGCCGCGCCGGACTCTGGGCGTTTCCGGGTCAAGGCCGTCGACTGAAGGGAGGACTGGTAGTCGCCCAGAGTCATCACCATCAGATCGACCAATTTGGATTTCCCATTGCCACCGATGCCCCGGAATGTGTAATAGCACTGTTCACGATTCTTACCTTCGAGACAGGAGGCCATGAGTTTGAGAACCCAGGCCCGGAGGTCTGCCCGGGGGAAGAGTTGGGTGAAGAATTCGGCAATTTCGGCCTGATTTTGGTCCTCCGGGTCATATGGCCGATAGTGGATGGGGTCGTGTTCGGGCATATTGCGACCGGCCTGGAAGGTCACATAGTCCTCCGGGGTGCCGTGCTCAAAGAAGTTGTAGGGATCGCCTTCATCCTTGCTCATCGGAATCATCTTGCCGGGGTTTGCTGGGTCAGGCTTGATTGCATCGAGCCGGATAACTCCGTTGGCGCAGCCAATTCGGAGGGGGTTGGAATTCAGTTTTCCCTCGAAGTCGTCCTCATAGAAGAGGCCGATGCACTCCTTCATCACGCTCTCCTTGAAGCCGCAGTTGTAGAGTTTGTTTTCCAACTCGGTTAACTCGGAGAACTTCTTGTCTTTGACGTCGGCGCGTTGGAG